ATGAAAACCAAGACGATTGGGGTAGGTCTACTACTGGTGGGGGCGGGAGCGCTCGCGGAAGACGCGCGCTCTTGGGCCGTTGGCGAGCTTCTGAACGCCATCAAACCAGCCGGAGGCTGGAACCTTGCGGGCATCGTGAGCATGCCATGGGGGAGCATCATAGGCGTCCCCGTCTTCCTGATCGCTGCGTTATGGTTGCTATGGGACGCCTTCGGGCGAGCTTCCTTTCGCGCCCGGTTCGGCGCTGAGAGAGTGCTGGCCGAGCATGTGGCCCCGCTCAAGGCCAGATTCGAGTTCAATTATGCGCACATTCAAAACATCTACACGGCACTTGGCGCGCTTCGCGATCGGGAGCGGTTGAAGGAGTCGAGGGAAAAACTCGAAATCACTGAGCGGAGTATCTGGCAGCTTACCGCACTGCCAGAGATTAACGATTCGCTTGCGTTCACCCTAACCTCGTTCGAGGCCGAGTGGACCGACGAACTCAATTATTGGGTGAGCATCGCGCAGGCCTACGATGAAGGAATCGGCACCCGCATCAACACGCTCTCGGAAGAACAGAGGAAAGAGCCCCTGCCCTTCAACGCTGAGGGCTTAGAAAGCGGCACCATCCTGAGCTTTATAGCGTGGCGCGCGCTTTGCGAGAACTGGCGGGCACATGCGGAGACGATTGAGGGTATTGTCGAAGACGCAGCGTTTCGTGGAGAAACCCCTTTTAAACAAGAGTCACGCCAGCTTCGCCTCCTCCCGAGCGTGTTCCACGTGTTTTAAGTTAAGAGGATGGTAGCTGCGCAGCTACCGCCCCCCTTCGGTGGCGGAGAACATCACCCGGCATGGTCGCGATCATGCGGCCACCCCAAACATGATTGCCGCCGTGATCGCCCCGATCACCATAAAGGCATACTCGCCGTGATACCGGCGATCCGCCTCCGCATAGACCTCCGCAGCACGCTCAGGCGTCGGGTATGAACCGAGGTGGACGCGCTGCCCGTTGATCCTGATGACCGCCTCCCAAGGGTTAAAGCGATTGACGGGGCGGCAAGTCACCCCCTTGAAGTTCGTCCTCCCCTTGCCCGCGACGTTGCGCATGTTTTGAGAGCGGGTCGCGGGGCGGAGGTTTTCGATCCGATTGTTTAGCTTGTTCGTGTCGCGATGGTCGAGTTCACCGGGCCATTCGCCATAGTGGAGGGCCCACGCCAGTCGGTGCCCAAGATGGTTGCCGTGACCGGGCACCCTGATCCAGCGGTAGCCGCCGTTCATGACCGAGCCGACCGCCTTCCCGGCATAGCGGCGATTGAACGCGAGGATGTAGGGATCATCACCTTCACGCTCGCGCGTGCGGATTTCGCCAGTCTCGGGATTATAGGTAAAGTGCTGGCGAAGCTCGGCGATCGAGGGGAGCGGGTGCTTACGAGGACGGGCCACCTTAGCGATCCTCCCCGTTGTCGTTGATCGCGTCGCGAACCTCGAAGTAGCGAAGCGAGCGCGCCTCGTCGGCGATGACCGTCTCGACACGACCAAGGGCAGCTTCCGCACGCTCCGCGCGCATCGTCTGGCGCACCAGTGCGCTGAACAAGATTATGGCGATGAGGATCGCCAGTATGGTAATGATGGTAGCGGACATAGAAGTTCTCCATGAGGGCGGGCCTGCCCTCATGGATATTTATGCGCGCGGCTAAAACTGGTGCCGTTAAGCTCCTAAACGCCAATATTGCGCGCGTGTTCGACCTTCTTGTATAAATATACTTGATGATAGAGCATCGGGTCGTCAGCCCGTTGTTCACGGAACCCGAGCGGTGATCTCGCTAAGAACCTCGCCACGAACGGCGCGTTGAACTCGACATAGCGTTTCGAGCAGCGAGATAGGCGGAAGGTGCCCCGCCGAGTGGAATATAGCCCCGCCCTTGGACCCCGAGGGATCACGGAGCTACACCGCCGCCCGAGTGGCGATGCGAGGTGTAGTGGGAGCGATCCGGCTGTTCCTCCACGCGCCGAAGCAGGAAAGGCGTGAAACAGCACTTCTCTCGACGGGGGACGCTTGAGCACTTAGCGCATCCTCCGCCGCCTTACCTGAATGCTTTCGATCGGATCGGTAGGGCGCACCGTTAGTAGGCGATGATCCGCCGCTTGCGAGACCCGACAGGCACCAGCCACTTACCGCCACGTCTCGATCACAAGCGACCGGGGAGCCGGGGGAGAGAGGCACGGCTATGGACCTACCGCTAACCGAGGGTTCGACTGACACTCAAGCCGCCGATCGGAAGCTAAGCCCCTTCACGGATGATGATTAGCCACGACTCCCCATGACAGATGCTCCACTCCCTTGCCCGAGCATCTGTCATGGGGGTTAAGGCTAATGTGCTTACGGATGATGATTGAGCGTGACCTCTTCACTCGCCTTTATGACGCGATCGTTCGTTAGAGCGAACGCATGTGAGCGAGAACGAACAAGATCGCTGGCGAGCGCTTAGCTCGCCATTTGAGAGCAAACCTGCTACGTCTATGCGGCTACTTGGCGGCAAGTATGGCAGGCCAGAGATCGACCCAACAGGAAAGCGCGGGCAAAGATGAAGTTATGGCGATATCTTCAGGGCAGTTGGGAGCGCATCTTGTTCGGTTGCGTGGGCGCGGTATGCCTCGCTTTTACCTTTGTGTTCCTTTGGAATGAAGAAGTGACAGCCGCCTCAGCCGTGTTCGCGATGGGGTTCTTCGCCTTCTTCTACTCCAACCTTGCCCGCTTCAAGCGCTTCAAAGGACTCGGGTTCGAAGCCGAGCTATGGGAGGATAAGCAGAAGGAAGCCGCCGACCTCATCGAACGGCTAAAGAGTGTTGTCACCGTCTATACGCGCGAGATCGTGATGAACAGCGTGCTGCGCGGGCGCTTGGGCGGTAGCGATAGCTGGCAAAAGCGGTGGGACTTGTTCAACGAGCTACAAGGTCGTCACGGCGAGTTGGGGCAGCAAATCGACTTCAGTGGCCTTCGTCACGATGTCGAAAGCGCGTTCCTCTTTGACATGTGCTCGCCGTTGGTGGCGAGCGTAAGGCGCTCTATCGAGAGTTCGAAGACCGAACTTCTACGTGACGCGCGGAAGCGGTTCGGAAGTTCGATCACGGACATTGAAGGCTGGAACAGGTTCCATGAAGAGGTTCGCTCGGTGGGGATTGTAGAGGACAACCTGTTCGAGCGAGCGAAAACCCGGAACATTGCTCAAGAGACAGTGGCCACAGCACAGACCTTCAAAGAGTGGCTGAGGGAGCGCTTTTCTGTCGATCTTGTATTCACACCGGGGGTGCTCGAAAGGCTTTCAAAGATCGCGGAAGTTGCAAGGCAGCGACCGATAGCGATCACTCCGAAGCTTATCGAATGGGCAGACGATCGCAGCGTCTAAACCGGATGTAGCACCGTCGAATGTCGGAGCCACCTCCGCCAGCGGCCCCGTTGTTCACAACGGATTAGAGGTCACGAGTTGCCCTCTTCACGTCTGGATAACGGGTTCTTCAAATCCGTGCCAAAGCGATTTCTGATGAAGCGGTCCTGAGCGCGATCGACCGCTCCGACGAAACAGCGTGCGCTTCCGGCGACCCATTGGTTGACCTGCGTGACAAGGTAGCGCGGCGGCAAAGCGGTAATTTCCTCAAGCTTACTTTTCTCCCAAGCCATCACTACCACTCGACGCGGCGATATCGGGATTGCGAAGTGCCCACCCGGCACCGCAATTCCGTTTGTTCGCACGACGAAATCGTCCGAGATCAGAAAGCTTGGCACCTCGGGCGGTATGACGATCACGCGAAAGTGCAGATCATTCAGTATCTGCCCTACCCTCTCCCCCACGAAGATGGACGGGAGCACGCGCAAAACCGCGCTCTCGATGTCGGAGACAGAATGACGGGCGATATACTCCTCTAACGTCGCGGGGTCGTCCGGGTTCTTCATTGCCGGATAGCGTTCACCAAGACTCTCAATCGCCCTGCGCCAATCGTAAGCCCCGGAGTGTTTCACTGCGCGTAGCGTGGCGGGCGTGCGGTAGAACAACGCCCGCACAAACACGCTCCACGCGGAGCGTTCTTCGTCACTCAGATTGAGAACAGGCGTGGCATTGAGCTTTCTGAGCACAGGGGCCGCGAGATCATCAATGCGCTGGAAGACGCGCGTTTCCAGCCAAGCCATGCCGAGCCGCTTGTCATCCGGGGAGCTATAGAGGTGCTTTTCGAACCCGGTCTCGCTCGGAAACACCCGCTTGACCATAATCTTGGCCACGTGCGGTTTCGTGTATCTCTCAAGCTTGCCATCAGCGCCCGCCCACTCACGCAGATAGAACTCGGGAACGTAGTGGTGCTTGGCGGGAGTCGCAGGGGAACCTCGCGAGACCATCTACTTCGGCACGTCCTCGCATTCCGCCTCAATGTCGATGCCGTCGAAGGACTCGCGCCAGTCGAGCCGATCCTTGAGGCTCATGCCCTTGTAGCCCTCCCCGGCCTCGATCTCGGCACGCTTCTCCTGAACGCGGCGGCTTGCTTGACAAGCCTGCTGATGCGCGAACCGCTCACCCTCTTGCGCCAGCGGTTTCAGCTTGGCTGCACGGCTTACCCGCACCGCATAGAGGGCTTTGTAGACCTGTTCGACCGTCGCTCCATCCGTGAGCACGATTTCAGGGTAGCGGCTGCGCAGCGACGCGATTTCGTCAAGCCGTGCCGCCCGCGACCGGCGCAGCGTGTCGTGATGCTCAGTGATCGCCTCAAGCTCAGCATCGATCGCCAGAACGTCCTTCACGCCAGCATCGAGCGTCGCCTTCTGTTCGGGGGTGAGTTGAAGGGCAAGCGCCGAGAGCAACAAGGACAACATCATTTCGGGTCCGACCGATCCATCGTGACGGCCTTCATGAACTCCATCCCAAGCGGCGTTAGCATGTGGCTCAATTCCGGCACCGCAATGCTGCCCATCAGACCGCCTACGCCAAATGGGCTCTGATATTGGATCGGGATCGATTGATCCTCCGCATACGGGACGGCCCCCGATGCCTGATAGATGAGGGTGAGTAGTGAAGAGAGCATTTCCTGAAAACGCTGGGGATCGATGAGCGCCGCGTCAATGCGCCGGTCCCGATCGTAAAAGGCTGTCAGCACCCCGTTGGCATTGAAGAAACGGGGCGTTGCCGTGATGCAGCGTAGCCGGTGAAGGTTTTGGATGGAGACGCCACGCTCTTCCTCGCTGAAAGTTCGCCAACTGGCATCCGCCTTCGCGTTCGCCTCCGCAGTGTATGCGTTGACCTCTTCCTTGCTGTGAAAGAGCCGTTCAGCAACGCGGGGATAAAGAAGGTCGAGGAGCGCAGAATCGGCGGGCGTGAGCGACCGAAGTAGCTCAATATGAAGCTTGTTGATCGATGGCCTCTCCGCCGTCGCCGCCTTCACGATCAGCCGAGCCCAAAGCTCCTGAACGTCGTCCTCATCCTCCTGCGATGCCGCTTCGAGCGTTCGCATTGCGTCTCCGAACGGGAGCGCTTGCAGCAGAGCATCGGGAAAGTCGCGCTCAGCCGCGATCCGATCGACCTTCCGCTGTATCCTGAGCAGGTTCTGGAAGCGCCAAAGCTTCATCTGGTCGCTTAGCATGTCGCCGAACTCGGTGAGTGCCGAGCCAAACGCTCGCCGCAGCGCCCCCCGTCCGCCGCTCGCAACCTCCTTGAGCGCCTCGACACCGGGACCGGAAAACTCAGCTTTGATCTCGACCATTCGCCCTCCCCGGAACCTGCGTCACTCTCGAATGAACTCGACCACTGCGTAGCCCTCGAAGTTACCGTCGCCGTTCCCGATCTTCTCGAAGGGGTTCACTCGTTTGCGCATTTCCTCAATTACAGCAGTGGCGCTCTTGTGGCAGGCTTTTAGGATAGCCCCACCAAGCGTATCCGTCTCCTTATCGGACGCATACACGAGAGTTGCCCACTCGGGCAGAAGATTGTCTCCGTAGTAGCCGACCTTCCGCGCATTGATATCAGCATGGAGGCCAAGCTCGCTATCCGTCACAAGCGCAAGACGACCGTGCTGGCTCGGATCATACACGGGCATGATGTTATTCGTAAGCGTTAGATGCCAGCCAATCCGCTCGGGATTAACGCCTTTCGCAAGCCCCACGATGAAGTAGGCGGTTAGCGGATTGTAGGGGACATCGCCTTTGTGACTGCTAAGCTTTACGGGAATAAAATATGAAAAGCATACCGCGCATTCCTTGCCCCCAATCGTGCGCTTGTTTGTATCCATCACGACGACATGATCGAAGCTTTTAAGAGCATCGTCGGGATCAAATGGCGCTCCAACGTCGTGCGGGATGGATGACACCACCTTGTCATCTTTTCCGCTGTCGCGCTTGTAGCTCCGCACCACCTTAGTGGAACCGGGCTCGGCTCCTACAAGCTCAATCTTACCCGTGCGAGAGTCATACCTTACCTGAATTTCCTTCGTATCTCGCGCATCAATGATGCCGTAAACGTAATCATCCCGCTTTTTGCTTTTCCCTGTCACTTTAGCCATCGCTCAGAGCGCCTCGCCCTCTGGGGTGATCCAATATCGCTCGCGCAGGTATCCCGCCAACGTGTGATACCGCTCGTCGCCGTCTTTTCGGTAGAGTGAAACCGGATCATCCTCTTCCTTGGAGAGCGGATTACCGTCGAGTCTAAACTGTAAGTTCATTGACCAGTGCCGAAACGCTTGCCGCATGGCTTCGCCAAACTCCTCAAACCGTGCGTGCGTTTCAGGATGAAGAAAGATGCTCCCGTTAGCTGCGGCCCGGTTGAACGCCACAACCGCTAAGTTAGCGTCTTGGTGCCGGAACCATCCTTGAGCATCGCTGTAGTAGGTGGTGCGCTTAAAACGATCCAGCGCCCGTATTTCGTCCTTCTGCCACGTCTCAAGGCGCGACTTATCCAAGAATGCTTCGAACTCGGGTTCGGACAGACGCCCCACGTCTGCACCCTCCTGCCATATGCTAATCAGTTTTAGAATTGCGTAATGAGCTTCGGTAGCGCGCTCCCAGATATCGGGGATAACCTCAAACTCGCGCTGATTGAGCTTAGCTGAGCGGTCGAGGAGCGTCGCACGTTCGAACTTCTGCCGCTCAAGGAAAGTGGTATGCTCTTGGCGCGTCGCTTCAAGCTGCCTCTGACCTTCAAGCTTCACCGCTTCAAGGCGATGAGTGAAGCGAGAGTCGAGCCACTTCCCGGCGACCCTCTGCGCGCCAGCCCACACGATCCCGCCAGCCGTCACGGCGCTCACGCCGACCGAGCCCAACAACTCTAATGCCGTCATGCCTTACCCCCTCTTGAGGCGCACGGTAGCGGGACCGTCAGCGTAAATACAAGATGACCGATCAACCATCTTGCCCCGACGATCGCGGCCCCGCGATCACAGCCGCTCTCGCGGATCGTGCCCAACACCGTCGAACCATGGCTACCAAGCGCGCCCAAGAGATCGATGAGGGCGGCAAGTTTCTCCCGATGGTCTCGGACGAACAGTGGGATGAGGTTCTTGAGCGCATCGCCAACGGCGAGATCGCCGCGCACGTCATGAAGTCGCTCGGGCTACATAAATCGACGCTCACCGCGAAGTGTCGGCGCGATCCGGGCTTCAACGAACGCTACAAGGACGCGCTCGAAGATCATTATGTGAGCATAGCCGAGGATTTGCGCATGGTTACGCGCGGTGTCCCCGGCTACTCGACTGGTGATGTTCGCCGGGATGAGCTTGTTGCGAAGTATGACCTCGCGCTTGCCCGATCGTTCGCCAACAAGGTGCTGGGCGAGCGTGTCCAAGTCGATCAGACCGTGAGCGTCGCGCCCGTGATGCTCCCGGCCATCGCGCTTCACGTCCCTGAGATCGAGGATGCGACCGACAGCGATAACGATCCCGATCCTTCCTGAAACGACTGCTCGAAGAGCTTGTAAAACCGCCTAACGGGCGTAGCGCGGTTCTATCAGAAGTGGTAGATCATCGCTATGGAATGGACACCGTTAAACTTTCCGGTCGATGATGAGCCGCTGCCCGTTGGGATGCTGGCGAGGAGGCAGGACGTTGAGCGCATCCTTGGCGGCTGGTGCCGAGCGCGTTGCCGGGGTGACTATACCCTCAAAGTAGAGCTACGCTTTGGCATCACTCACGTAACCGCCTGCTTCGAGGATAGCCGGGATGCCGCCAACCTAAAGCTACTTTGGCCCGCTTTGATATGAGAACCGTAAACTACCTTCGCGTATCAACCGAACGCCAAGGCCGTTCTGGACTTGGGCTCGACGCACAGCGGGCAACAATCGAAGCATTCTGCGCAACACGGGGGTGCCAGCCCCTCGCCGAGTATATCGAGGTTGAGAGCGGAAAGCGCGACGATCGGCCCGAGCTTGCCCGCGCGCTCCACCATGCGAAGGTGACAGGGGCAACCGTCGTGATTGCTAAACTCGATCGCCTCAGTCGAAATGCCGCCTTCCTTATGACGCTGAGGGACAGCGGCACCAAGTTCGTAGCAGCCGATCTCGCAGACGCGAACAACCTTACGATTGGCATCATGGCTCTAATCGCTCAGCAAGAGCGTGAGGCGACCTCTCAGCGCACCCGTGAGGCGCTACAGGCCGCAAAGGCGCGCGGGCAGCGTCTGGGCAACCCCAACGGCTCAGCGGCTCTCAGACGGGCTCAGAGAGGCAATACGGCGGCACTGGCGACTATTACCAGCCGCGCCGACGCCCACGCCCTCGACCTCGCGCCCGTGATAGCGGACATACGGGAGGGCGGCACCACCAGCCTGAGCGGCATTGCCAAGGCGCTAAACGATCGCGCCATTCGCACCCCCCGTGGCGGGCAGTGGCACGCAACGTCCGTGCGCAATCTCTTGGCGAGGCTCGACGCCAACGGGAGGGCACCATGAGCACGTTGAAGCTTCATACGCTGATCTACTCAAAGGCTGATCTCGAAGTTGTGCCCGAAGATGAACGCACGTTCTACCTTATGGCTACCAGCGTCGCCAACGACACCCAAGCGCTCAACAAAACACTCGCGATCATCCTCCAAACCGTTGAAGACGAACATCGCATCACCAACCAAGGCAACTCCGCTTTCGCCTTCGTGATTCTTCGCATGATTGCGGGGCGTCTCAACGAAGCTTGGAAGCTGGTGCGCAAAAACCGGGACATGATCGCCAGCAAGTATGAAGCCGAGCTATCAACCAACGCTCAGGAAGGGCTAAGGGCACTCATTGCTTACTTCGATCATCCGAAACCCGGTAGTCTGATTTGGCGAGTGCGTGACGGGGCAGCGTTCCACCATGATGAAAAGCACGTTGCTGCCGCATTCGACAGCCTTGAGCCCCTCGATGATCTTGGCGACTATCTCCACGAAAAGGTAGGCAACACACTTTTCTACACGACCGAGATCATTCAATATGAAACCTTAAAGAATCTTGCGGGAGCGCCGAACCTCGCCGACGCGATCAAACAGTTGATCAATGACACGCGCGATCAAACGACCAACTTTAATGAGTTCATATATGGCTTCGCCCTCACCTTCGCCGAGCGCTACTTGCCGCATGCCCTTGAGAGGTTAGCCGATGAGTTCGATGAGTTCGCCGTTGCTAACCTTGCCGATCTCCAGCTACCGTATTTCTCGACGCTGCCGCCTAAGCTCGCCTAACCCTCCTCAACTGGTGGTTCATTAATCTTGCGACGATGAAAAAGCGATTCTCGATAGATCGCTGTAGCAAGACGCTCTTGCTTGAACGTAGCGGCCTCGTTGCGCGCGGTGTTGATATCAGAAAGCCATGAGCGCAGATTGGCCCGGTTGATTGACTTCACCGCTATGAAGTTCGCTTCCCCCTCGCGATCATAGGCATCCTCGACAAACACCAGATTGCCAACGCGCTCGCCAAGGTGTCCGAACTTGTGGGCAAGCATGTTCCGCTTTTCAGCGATCTTTTCGACCTTGGACAAGATGCGCTCGGCGTCATCCCAAATGCTTTCATCTGCGAAGTTGCGGATAAGCTTGCGAACAAGTGCCAATCTCGCTCGGAAGCTCGTGAAGCTATCCCAAACGATGCGAGCGCGAAACTCATCAACGGCGAGTAGGTAGATCAGCCATCGCGACAGGAATAGTTCAAGCTCGATCCATTCGCGAATGATCTCACCCGTCAATCGGAAGAAGTCAGCCTCTTCCGCCGTGTAGCGTTCCTGAGCGTCCACCGTAGCCCCCTTCCATCCTACCAGCGTAGGGCAACGACCGAGAACGCCCAAACGAAACTCGTAGAGCGCTGTGAGGGCGTTCGTAGGGTCTACCCCCCTCTTGCCCGTTTCTCGATGCTTCACGGCATGTATAAGAAGCGCAAACGGCGACAAGAATGGGGGATAATAGATGCGGTTGATGGCAGCGCCTGTCGCGGCAAGCATCATGCTGGCGGCTTGTGGAGGCTCGAACGAAGAAGTGAGTAGTTCGTATACGGAACAACAATCCGTCGTCGCCGAGTCAATTGCCTTCGATGACAAGGAATGTGCCGCTCAGAGGCTTCCAATAGCGTTGGTGCTCAAGAACAACGGTTCGGAGGCAACACGCTCAGTGTCATGGCACTTCGCCGTAAACCGGGTAAATCACTCAGACAACCTGACGGGCCTCGACATGGGCACGCCATTCACTGACGCGAACCGGCGAACCGACCGGATCATCGAACCCGGCGAGAGCTTCAAGGTTTGCTCATCCGCGCCAAGGATCGAGGGCTACGCTCCTGACTCGAAGGAACTGGAATATCGAGTGATCCTCGATACAAAGTGAGCGCTTGGAATTCCGGGGGATAGACAGGATGCGTTTCGTTGCTGCGCCGCTGGCGCTGAGCTTCATTCTGGCCGCTTGCGGAAGCTCGCCGACGCCGACCGCGACCGACGAAGCCGACACCGGCGACATCACCAATCTTATGAGCGACCCGTTCGCGAGCGGGTCAACCCCTGCCGCGACCGTGGCGGCAACCACCCCTTACGCTATTGAAGCATGTAAGGCCGCAGTTGCCGCGCTCAACGGGCGCGATCCGGCGACGATGAAGGGCAAGAAGCTCACCGACGATCTCGTTCACGTCTCCTATATCCGCCCCGATGACGGGAAGCGCTGGCAATCGCGGTGCCGCATCGATGATGCCAACCACCTTACATGGGCTCAGTTCGACGCTTTCGGCGACGGGCAGCAAGGCCGCTGGCGCACCGAGGATACCGTTGGGTTTAGCGTTGAAGGCAAGAACCTTCATGTGAAGGTTTCGACCGAGGGCGAGCTTATGAGCGATGAGACTTACCCGCTTTCGAAGCTCAAGGGATGAAACGCGCGATGATGCGCGGCTTGATCGCGCTTGCACTGACAGCGGCACCGTGCGCGGCTAACGCGCAATCAGCGGGCGATTACTGGGCAACCAAGCCGAACAGGATCAAGATTGCTGGCGCGCTGAATCATTGGGCGGATTTCTGCTCCAATGTCTTCTACTTCGAGCGTGCTCCCAAGCTCGCCAACGAAGCGCTGGAGCCAAAGATCAACTCACACCTTCTCCTATCCTCAACTCCGTCGATCGAGGTTGAGCGTTGGGCGGGATGGTTGCCCTATGCCGATCCCGACAGTGAGATCGCCAAGCCCACCCACGAACGCGCCGCCGATGCGCTGCTTGCGGCGCGCGCGGACCCGTCCTCAGCGGCAGCGGCTGAAAAGCTGTTTGTGGACACGATGCGTGGCTATTTTAAGTCGGTTTACGCCAAGTGCCGTGAAGGTGCAGGCGATGAGTGGATCGCGCACAACCTATATTCCGGCGCGGGCGACTTCGAGCGCGCGATGGCAACAGTTAAGATCGACTTCGCGCAATCCGTGAAGGACATAGACAAGCCCGATCCCAAGCCTGATACCCGCAGGGCGGTGCGCAAGCGCTAATGGCGGCACCACCCCGCCCCCATGTCCCGAAGTCGCTGGCGGCACGCATTCGCGCCGCTCAGGCGAAGGTTAAGGGTATTCGACAATCCATCATCATGGCAGATCGCCGCATTGATAAGGCGAGTGAGCGGGTGAGCCTCTACGATGCCAGCCCCTCCGCTTATGCCAATGAGTATTATCGAGGCATGGATGTGGACAGCTACCCGGTTCAGACCCGTATCGGACGAGATCGGGAGGAGTTGGCTTACTACGAGCGGCGGGCTCCCGAGCGCATCGTTGAGCTTGCGGAAGCCGAGGCGCACCTTTCGCAAGTGGAGGACGAGGTTTTGTTGAAGGTGCTTGCAATGCGCCCAACAACCGGGCGCGTGCCGTGGCCTCGCCGACTCAGGCCGTTCGAAAGTGAGCGCCGCACAACTGAACTGGCGTGGGCACGTGAGGATGAGCGTCTCAAGGCTCGACACGCCCGGCAGATCGCAGCTTTGGAGGCTGAGTCTGAGCGCGCCGATGAGGCGTTTCGAGCTTCGATCACGAAGCTCGTAGACAGCATGGCGGCGACCATTGCCCGGATGCCCAAGGCAAAGCAAGAAACGGTGCGCGCCGCCATCGGTGGCCAGTTGGCGCGACTCAGCAGCGGCGAGATCGGCGCTTTCGAGTTTCTTGCTACCATCACGGGTTAAGGGGCAATCATCCCGGCATCACCGATTAGCATTTGGTGAGGCTCTATAAGCCCGCCAGCGAGGCGCAGTAAGCCCAAAAGAACCGCGCCGCCAAGAGTGCCAGCACGCTCCCGTAAATCACGCGAGCAACGATGCCCCGAAGCGTCAACGCAGGCTCCGGTTCAGCGGACGCAAACAGCGCGTCACAGATGCGGCGAACCATTGCCCTACCCTCCGTTAAGGGCCCAAAGGGCCCAAGGGCTGGAAGGACTCGCTCTTCAGCGGACTGAAGTCAAATTCCTGTGAATGGGAATAACGCGCGCACATCTTGAGCGCATCGGCTGGGCTCACGACGACGATTAAGCCCATCAGCTTAAATATCGCATGGCGACCCTTAAACCCGTTCATCCGAATATTTCGACTTTCCAGCCCAAGCACCTTCAGCTTTTCCAGTGGATCGCCGACCCTACCGTTCGCAACATCCTCGCCGCTGGTGGCGTCCGCTCCGGCAAGACCATCACTGAGATTAGCGGCATGTTCTTTAGGGCCATGCGCGCGCCCGGATCGACGCACGGGTTCTTTCACGCTCAGCGCAACATTTGCGAGCGCAACCTTTTCAAAACCAGCTTTCCCGAGACGCTGGATATCCTCATGCCGGGTTGGTATGGCGACCTGAAGGCCGCTCCCGAAAACTACGTCAACCAAGCCGACCTTACCGTTCGCCTGCCCAACGGCTCGAAGTTTCTATTCATGGGCTTGGACGATCCCGACAAGGTGCGCGGTTTAAAGTTTAGCACCATCATGCTCAACGAAGCCAACTTCGTTGACTACAAAACGGTTATGACGCTTCGCGGGCGTCTATCGGAAAGCGTTGCGACGCTTGGCCCGACTGGCAAGCAGGATGGCCCGCCGCTCGAAACCAAGATGCTTTTCGACCTCAACCCAACCTTTAAGTCGAGTTGGGATTATCAGGTATTCGTTGAAGGGTTGGTTCCGGGTGAGCGTCGCCCGATCCCCAATCACGATAAAACTTACCGTTACCTCATAATCAACGCGATCGACAACAAGCCGAACCTTCCCGAAAGCCTCTTTGAGGACTTCGAAAGCATGACGGAGGAACAGCGCCGTCGCGATGAACACGGTATGTGGACTGAGGATAACCCTCACGCCATGTTCAATCTCGCGACGATCCAGCGCGCCCCGTTCGTGCTCGCATCGTTGGTCGAGATCGTGATTGCGATCGACCCGGCAGGCACCGCCAATAAGAACAGCGACAGCACCGGCCTGATCGTTGCGGGGCGTGACGCTGAGGGACGGCTTTACGTGCTCGAAGACGCGACCATGAAGGCTAAGCCCGACGATTGGATTGCGGAGGCGATCAGGCTTCGAAAGAAGTATGATGCCAAGTGGATACTCACTGAAAAGAACTACGGGCGCGATATCCTCGAAAGCCTCTTGTTCCGCATCGCGCCGAATGAGCCTCACAAGTTCGTTGATGCGATGGGGCGCGGCAAGCAGCTTCGCGCTTCGCCGGTTGCCACGATGTATGATCGCGGGCGCGTCACGCACGCGCGGGTTTTCCCTGAGCTTGAGCAACAGATGATCGAGTTCGATAGCCCGCACTTCAGGGGCTCGCCCGATCGCGTGGACGCGCTTGTTTACGCGCTTACGCACCTTTCCGGCGAGCGTGGCGCGGGGCCGATGCGGGCTTATAAGTTGCGCGGATTCATGGGGGCTTAGGTTTCCTAAATACCCTCATGACCCTTGGTATCGATACCCGCTCAGAAGAAATCGCATCCTACCTTAAAGAGTGGGAGGACAACCGCGCTACCGTAAAGGGTGAGCGCGCGATGAAAGGCCCCGGCACGCGCTTCCTGCCCAAGGATGAGGGCATGAGCGATCTCGCTTATGAGAACATGAAAAAGCGCACGCCGGTATTCCCCGGCGCGGCGCGCACGTTCGACGGTTTGAAGGCGCTCGCGACGCATAAGCCCGCGATCATCACCGCCCCGGCGAGTGTTGAGGATATCCTAAAGACGATCACCGCTCAGGGGTATGGGCTCGACAATCTCGCGGCGCGCATCTTCGGCGAGCTTTTGCTTACCAATTTCGTCGGGCTCGTTGTCGATTACCCGGTCGCCCCGGCTGGCATCACTCAGGCTCAGGCAATCGCGGCGGGCGTTCGCCCTTATATCGGCATGTATGATGCCGAGCATATTTTGGGGATCGAAACGGGCGTGATCAACAATCGCCAGCGCGTCACCCGCGTGCGCCTGAGCGACGATGCCGATAATATCCGTGAGCTTCGCCTTGATGATGGCGTTTACAGCGTCACCAAGTGGCGGCGCATCAAGGGGCAGTGGACACCCATTGAGACGATCACGCCGACCAAGGGCGGTGCCACAATCGATGAAATCCCGTTCACGCTGGTGAGCACGACTGAGGATTTCGAGCCTTCCAAGGCCCCGATGGCGGACGTTTGCTCGATCAACCGGCAGCTATTCCTTGCGAGTTCGAACCTCGCTCAGTGCCATTGGTGGATTTCGCAGCCGATCCCCTACGTGATCAAGAAGCTCACGGAAAGCGAAGGCGCGCTTAGCGTCGCACCGGGCACCGTCTGGCGCTTCGACTGCTTGCCGTCTGAGGCGGCGGTTGGTTTCCTCGAATGGAGCGGCGCTCAGGTTGCTGAGCTTCGTAATGAGGTGGAAACGCTCAAGGCCGATCTCGCCAAGAACGGCTTGCGGATGCTCGCCGACGATCGCGCCGCCAATGAGGCGGCGGAAACGGCGGCTATCCGTCGCGCGTCTGAGAACGCGATTGTTGCCAACTTCGTTCGCGAACGCGATGCGGGGCTTAACGATGCCCTCGCTTGGGTAGCTTGGTGGCTCGACCTCGAAGAGGGTGCGATCACTTACGAAGGCTCGACGGACTTCAACGCGGTGCCGCTGAGCGATGCCGCGCTTAATTTCCTCAAGGGCCTCAAGGAAAGCGGCGATATCTCGCGCGCCACCTTGCTTGACGTTGTTGTTGCGCAGAAGATTTTGCCCGAGACTTACGACAAGGAAGTCGATGCCGAGATCATCGCGCAGGAGTTGGCAGATCGTCCCCCGGCGATCGTGATGCCCAACGCTTTTGGAAGCGCAAACGACAACGCGGGGCAGGATGATGAGGACGCCTCCTAAATAGGAGGTGGATCAAGATAAACTCAGGGACATTCTTTATCGCCACGCGGTAGCGGCGCGCGACATTGGGCAGGGGCTGGCTAACGACTTTGTTAGCCAGCTTAATGCGTTTGACGAAGAATTGAGCGACCTTATTGCGGCTCGCTATGCGCGGATTGAGCGTGACGGCTTCGACAAAGGCCCCGCCACGACCAAAGCCCTTGAGGATATGCGCACGGCTTATGCCAAGGTGAACGCCGAGGCTTACAAGAAAGCCGCTGGCGGGCTTACCGCCGACCTATTCGAGATCGCCAAGCATGAAGCGACGTTCGCCGCGAAGGCGGTAAGCAGCGCGGGCGAGAAGCTCGACTTCGGCGCGACGATCCCCGGCCCCCAATACCTCAAAGCCCTTATCACCACTACGCCCCTACCCTTCGCGGATGATGGGCATACGCTCTTGATGCCTTGGCTTGAGGTTCAGGAGGCGGGCCGCTTGCGCCGCCTCGAAGGCTCGCTTCGCATGAGCGCGGGCCTTGGCGAAAGCACCGGACAGGCGGTGCGCCGCATCATGGGCACCAAGGCGGGCGGCTATACCGATGGCATCCTCCAGACCTCGCGTAAGGACGCAACCACGATCGCGCTCACCGCCAATAACGCGATCTCGAATGCGGCTCGAAATGAGTCTTACTCGCGCATGAAATCCATTCGCTATGTCGAGTGGAGCGCCATTCTCGACGGGCGCACTTCCCAGATTTGCCAAGGGCGGTCGGGCACCATCTATGTGAAGGGATCACAGCATCCCCAGCCCCCGGCGCACCCGCGTTGCCGCTCGCACTTGCTCCCCCGCCGCGACAATGAGGGCACTAAGCATAAGCCCTATGGCGATTGGCTACGCGAGCAGCCCGACAGCGTCCAAGATGAGGTGCTCGGGAAGGCTCGCGCCGATATCTTCCGCAAGAACCCCGATTTCGACTTTGCGGGCTATTTCAAGGAAGGCGGCGGCTACAAGTCGCTTGGCGAGCTTCGGCAGTTCGATGAGCGCCTATTCGCTGAGGGAGGCGTTAAGAGCCCCGGTAAAGCCAAGGCTAAGCCCGAGGCTCCGAAGCCCGCGCCCGAGCCTGAGCGTGCCCCTGAGCCGCCCCAGCGCCTCACCAGCGCCGTTGATCCAGCCATCAACGACAACACGGTTCCGGTGATCTCGCGCAAGGATGCCACCAAGCGTCTCAACGCGGCGCTCGGCGAGAATGCCAAGGCGGCGGCTTACGATCCTCGCCCCGAGTTTAAGGGCATCAAGGCGGAACACTTCGGCAAGGCGCAGCTTGGGGCAGCGTTTAGCGACGAAGCGGCTTCGGCGATCGTCGCGCTTTGGCCTGAGATCGACCGCATCACGGACGCTTTCAAAATCCCCCGCTTGCGCGCCATCCGCACGATCTCGGGAAGCTCCGCTATCGCGAACATGGGCGATGGCACCCTTGGCGCGCACGCGACGCATTTAAATGCGTTCGCAAGCAAGATTGGTGTAAGTGAAACTGGCGCGGAATCCGCCGCGTTAAAGAAGCTCAAGGCGCAACATGCGGAGTTGAAGGCCGAGATCGATAAGATGAACGCGACCCTCACGGAAATGCGCCAGCGAATGGTGGCGCTCGGCACGTCGGTTGAGAACCGCGAGGCCCGCTTTGTGCTGGCAACGGAACAGCGCGAGTTCGTCGCAAAGTTTCGCATCATCGCGCAGCGCGAGTTTAAGCTTCGCGGTCAAATCCGCACGATGGAACGCCAAGGCGGTGCCGAGCCGGTTTCGACATGGAAACCCGGCGACGACGTAAAGCTCCGCCCCTACACCAACGACAAGTATTTTAGCGGCATCGATAAGATGCGTTCGACGCTCTACCACGAAACCGCGCACCACGTTCACCAAATGTGGAAGAAAGAGGGGCGGCGCGGCATCGTTGGATCGCCGCCGCTTGAGCGTCGCCTAAAGCAGATGTTCTTTAACAAGTTTCACGGGGCGGCTTTCCCTAAGAACATGGGGCAAGCGACCGAGAACAAGAACAAGCTCTCCAGCACCTACGCCACAACGAATGAGTATGAGTGGTGGGCGGAGGGCTTCGCCGCATACATGATGGGGCGGCACGATCTCGCTGACCCCGACCTTGTTAAGCTAATTGAGGAGTTGCTTGATGAAGCCCGCGACAGTTGAGCGCCTTACCGAGCTAATCGGTAAGGGCTATGATCTCACGCTTGATGATATGAGCGAGTTTGATTTTCTCACTACCCAGATGGATTGGGAGGATGCTTGCCGCGCGATCGACGCGGTTAAGCTCATCATCACCGATCCGATCTATGAGGGCGACGTTCCCGCCGACTACTTCGAGGACGGCGAGGAAGCTTAATCACGATCCTTTCGACCAGCGGGCATAAATATTGATGCTTGCTACTGGCGAGCATCAACCGCGCTACTGGCGCAAACCGTTGAGGCTTCTGGCCGAAAGGATCGAATGAAAACACTTGAAGACGCTCTTGCCGCGATCGAAACCATGCGCGCGGAGCATGAGGCTGAAAAGGCCGCTATCCTGAAAAAGAACAAAGAGCTTGTGGACCGCGAAAGGGCCGCAAAGACCGCAGCCGACGAAGCCGAGAAGGCACGCGAGGAAGCCGCCAACGATGCCGCCTCCAAGGCTGGTGACGTAGACGCGGTGAAGGCATCGCTCGAAAAGAAGCACAAGGCGGCGATCGATAAGCTCACTGCCGATCTCGCCGCACGCGATGAGCGCCTTGGCACACTCTTGATCGATAACGCGATCAAAGAGGCGATGAGCAAGAACAATGTTCATCCTAAGCACGCTGAGGCCGTTGAGGCGATCCTTCGCACGCGCACCAAGGCCAAGATCGAGAATGGCGAAGCCGTGACCGCCGATGGCACCCCGCTTAACGACGCGATGAGCGCTTACTTCAAGTCTAAGGACGCGCTCGAATACGTCGCCGCCCCGGCCAACACTGGCGCGGGCACTCAGGGCAGCACCAACCGCACCGTTGGGGGCCTTACCAAGGCACCTACCAACGCGGCTGAAATGGCGCAGTTTAGCGAGATCGTGCGCGCTAATCCTGAGCAGGCCAAGGCTATGGCTAAGAGCTGGGGTTGGCCCGACCTCGAAGTCTAAAATCGAGTTGGCGTAAGGCATCCAAATAAATAACCGTGGAGCCCTAAAGCTCCACGGCTCCAACGCGGGCCGTTTTACCCCATTGTTGGAGCTTTACTTAAATGTCCCAGACTCGTCTCCTCGATCTCCTGAACGCTCAGGGTGGCGTGGGCGTGCTCTCGCCGCTCGTTGCTCAGAAGTTCGCTACTTTCAACGCCCTCACCACTTCCGGCATCGCCGTTGGTGGCCCGGAAGCCGACCTCCTCATGACTGGCGGTTCGCAGGATCAGGGCCTTGCCTACATCAACAAGGTTGACACCACTGAGTTCAATCACTCTTCGGATGATTACGAACAGAAGGGTAAGACCGGCAAGATCACGTCGGGCCGCTACAACGCGCACCGTTTCGATCTCAACTGGGGTTGGACGCACACCGATCTCCTGAAGATGATCACCAAGTTCGATATCAACGGACACCTTCTCTCGACCGCTATCCCGACCTACTGGAATGAGGTTGCGGAAAACTTCGCGGTTGCTTCCGTAAAGGGTTCGCTCGCCGCTGATGCCGATCTTACCGTTGACGGTGGCGCACTGCCGTTCAGCGTTGAAATGATCATCGACGCCGAGGTTGAGCTTGATGGCCCCGCCGAGAACCTGTTTGTTTCGAAGCGCACCCTCGCCAAGCTGAAGAAGGCGAACGCGGCTGCTTACGTTGGCCCTAAGTCGGACGTGAACATTCACTTCGCGAAGTATGCCGATTACAACCTCATCGTTACCGAGGCTTTCGGTGATGACGTGACCGTGATCGCTTCTAACGGCGCGCTCGTTTTCTCGACCGGCGTTGTTCCGGGTGAGATCGCGATGGAATACAAGCGCGATGCCGACGCCGGTAATGGCGGTGGCGGTGAGGTGCTTCGCACCCGTCGCAGCATCGTGACTCAGGTTCAGGGCATGAGCTACGTTGGTGAGATCGATGGCGTCGCTATCGAAAAGCCGACCCTCGCTCAGCTTGCTAACGCTGATATGTGGACCCGTAAGGGCGACCTGTCGCTCATCGGTATCCGCGCGATCAAGCACGCGGCTTAATCTCTCGATTAAGTTTCACTCTAACGGGGGCGGGCGAAAGCCTGCCCCTTTTTCATAAATACCCTCATGATGATCAGTGAGGATGGCGCGGGCGTTCCCGGCGCAAACAGCTACGCGACTACTGAGGCGTTTCGCGCTTACCATGAGCTTCGAGGCGAGTTCGTCGGGTTTCCTGAATCCGAGATCGTCGCGGGGCTGGTAAAGGCTACCGACTATATCGAAGCCAACTATCGCGCGCCCAAGGCCCGCCTCAGCCCCGAGCAGGGGCTACAGTGGCCCATAGAGGGCGCTACGGCGGTTCCTGCCCCGGTTGTGAACGCAACCCTCACGCTGGCGCTCTACGCGCTCAACGGGCCGCTCATGGCCCCGGCTGAGCGTGGCACCAGCAAGAGCACCAAGAAGCTCGAAGGCGTGGGCGAGCTTACCACTGAGTATGACGCGGCCCCCGCCGATCCCTACCCGCACGTCTCGGCGATGCTGGCGGGCGTGATCGCTCGCGACACGGGCGGCGCGCTCATCATGGGGCAGCTTACCCGATGAGCCTCTTTGACGACTTCCGGGCGCTCACGGGCGAGCTATTCGACGCCTTCGAGCTTCCCGTTGCCACCATCACCCGCACCGTTGATGCGCCTCAGACGAACGCCGATCGCGCAGCGGGGCGCAAAGGCGCGAGCACCACAACCACGCTCACCGGGCGCGGCAAGCTTGGCGAGCTTGAGTTCAAGTTTGCGGATGGCTCCACACACGATGGCTCAACCGCCTTGCTCACGATCGCCCCGCGTAAGGGCGATAAGCTCACCATCGGCACCAAGTCATTCGAGGTGATCGACTTCAAGGGAAACAACCCGGATGGCGGCGCTACCGCGTTCACGTATGTGGCGGCGCTCAAGTGATCTCGATCACGCTCGATATGAGCGACTTTGCGACGCTCGCCGAGGAATTGCGCGACCTCATGATTGAGGATTGCGAAGATATCATGAGCGATATCTATGCCAAGCTTACGGCTCCGCCGCCGACCGGCACCCCGGTTGATACAGGCAAAGCGCGTCTGGGCTGGCAACTCGACACTACCGACCCGCTCAATATGGAAATCTACAATCGGGAAAAGCATATCGGGAAGCTCAACGATGGGCATTCGAAGCAAACCCCGGCGGGCTTTGTTGAGCGAGCGGTTCAGAAGCATACGGACTGAGCGCCAGCATAAATACTGGCGTGACCAATCACGACGACATTACGGCTTTGCGCCTCCGCTTCCTCGACGCTTGGGACGATCTCACGCCCGTGATCATTCCCGGCGCGGACGAGGCAGACGATGAGCCCGCTACGGCTTATGTCGTGCTCAACGTGTTTCCTAACGATGAGGATCGCCTAACGATCGGCTACCAGCCCGACTATGAGGCTAAGGGTATCGTCTGGATCGACGTTTATTCCCCCCTTGCGGATAAGGACGCAGCCGCTTGGAGCCTCGCCGATCGCGCCGCTTCGATCTTTCGCGACTGGCGCAGCGACGATGGGCGCATTCGTTGCGAGACGGCTTCATTCCGCAACGGTGCCGATGAAGGCAAGTTCATGCGCTTGATCGTCAATCTCGCTTATCGAGCACGCCACTAAAACCGCTCGAAGCTCCCCCTCGCTCCTAAATAATCGTGGAGCGCCTTGCTCCTACCAACTCATTTAGGAGCTTTTCAGTGAGCAATCCCACAGACAACACTATTGCCGTCGTTACGGAAGTCGCCAAGGGCGTGACTCCGCCGAACCCGGCGTTCAAGTATGCCGATGTTACCAGCGGCGGCGCGACCCTTTCGTTCGACATGAAGGAGCTTAGCTCCGAAACCATGAAGCAGAGCCGTGATATGGCTGGTATCCGCAAGGTTGCCGGTTCTTCGTCGGGTTCGCTCAAGTTCGAGCTTCGCCGCGATCCGGTTATCACCGACTTCCTCGCCGCCGCGCACTCGGCGGTTGCCGATGGCAACGACTTCGTTGCGTCCAACAAGGATACCTCTTTCACGATCGAGGAGGCCATGACGGTTGATGACGGGAAGCTCTACTTCCGTGGCCGCAACCAGCATGTCTCGAAGGCGACGATCACCGTTGACGCCGAGTCCAAGGCTCAGGTGACGTTCGATTTCGTCGGTGGCGCTCGCACGCACGATACCGCGATCATCACTGGCGCGACCTATGCCAAGACTCAGAAGGGTAAGGAGCTTGCGGGTATCGACGTTGGCACCATCAACATTGCGGGCCTTACCGCTCGCTACATGAGCCTTGAAATCTCGATCGAGCAGCCGCGTGAACCCAACTACGCGCTCGGCGAGCGTGATGCCTTCGAGATCGGCACCAGCGCGAACCGCGTTGTTAAGATCACCGCCAAGGTTTTCCGCAAGGACTTGAACCCGGAAACCCTTTTTGAGGGTGATGAGCCGGTTGCCGTCAATATCGAGCTTGGCGACGGCGCAGACGGCTACGGCTTCACTTACCCGGCGATGGTTGGCAGCTACCCCAAGAACGAAGCGAACGGCTCCAAGCAGCTTGTGAACGTCGTTCTCACCGCGCAGTATGACGAAACCGCCGATTACGGTTCGATGTTCTCGCTGCTTTCGTAATCGCCGCTCCTACAAGATAAGCGATGTTAAGCGCGGTTCGGGTTCGCTCGGGCCGCGTTTTTTTTATGCCTAAAGCGGGCGATCGGCGCGGCGGCATAAATAAGTTATCTCTTGTAGGAGCTAACTTTAGAATGACTGCTTTTCACTTCCCGACCCGTTACGATGAAACTCAGGCCGATGAGGGCGTTTGGACCTCCGTCGTTGACGAAATGAAGAACGTCTGGGGCCGCTTCAAGCTTTGCCTGTTTGACGAAACCACCCCGCGCCACCGCGTGACGCTTGAGCGTCTTCAGCGCAAGTATCCGGCCAAAAAGGGCAAGCCCAACGAAGCACTCGCGGCAAAGTCGCAGGACGAATGGGCCGTTGAGCTTTTTGTTGAAATGAGCGTCGTTGATTGGGAAATGAAGGATGCCAAGGGCAAGACAATTCCGTTCACCCCGGAAGCCGCGATCGAGTATCTGAGCGACCCGCGCGCCTTGTTCGTGCTCAAGGAAATCGGCGCATTCGCGCGCGACGTGCGCAACTTCCAGCCCGACGAACAGACGGACCCCCCCGAGGGAAACTAATCCGGCGCTTGCTCTTTGAGGTTGAGCAGGGGGAAGACCTTGCCAGCCTCAGAGACGCGCTCGACCTCGAAGGCCCGCAAGGCGAGATCGCGCGCGAGATCATGAGCGAGTGCCCTAACCTCACAAAGTATGAGGAGTCATTCTGGCGATCGTTCGGTGATATCGCGACGATGCGCCCGGTTGGCATGAGCGCGCAACCAATCCCAATCGATAAGATCAGTTGGTATGCCGAAAAGCACGGGTTCAGCCGAACAGATGAGGCGATCTTAACGCGCGTTATCCGTAACATGGATTCCGCGTTCCTAAATGCTATCAAGTCGAAAGCCTCCACCTCCTCCTAAATAGTGGATGGCTGGAACCGCAACTAACGACAAAATCATCCGCATTAAGTCTGATATCAATCAGGCGATTGCGGACGCGCATAAGCTTCAGAGCGCCTACACTTCGCTTGCGGGCGTGAACCCGGCGCTCGCCGCGATGGTGAACAACCTCAACGGCGCGCAGGGGGCGACCAATCGAGTTGGTGGCGCAGCTAATGCGGCCAACAACAATGTGCGCCAGCTTACCGGAAGCCTTGGCGGGCTTAATCAGGCCGCACAAGCCGCGATGAGCCGCCTTAGCGGCATGACCGGCACACTTGGTGGCGTGGCCCTTGCGGGTGCCGCGCTCGGCATCACGGCGGTTGCTGGTGGCCTTATCGCGCTGGGTTCGGCGGCGGTGAGCGCGAGCGCCAAGATGGAAGCTTATCGCGCCTCGCTCACCACTGTTTTGGGCGACAGCGATAAAGCCGCTATGGCAATGGATCGCCTCACTCAGTTTGCGGCGAAGACCCCGTTCTCACTCGACCAGTCAGTTGAGGGCTTCATCAAGTTGAAGGCCCTTGGCCTTCAGCCGACCGAAGCCGCGATGATGAGTTACGGCAATACCGCCAGCGCTCTTGGCAAAGACCTTAACCAGATAGTTGAGGCGGTTGCCGACGCGGCTACTGGTGAGTTCGAAAGGCTCAAAGAGTTTGGCATAAAGTCAAAGACGGAAGGTGACAAGGTAAAGTTCACCTTCCAAGGCGTCACCACTTCCGTAGCGAACAACTCGACCACCATTCAGGGCTACTTGATGGGCATCGGCAACGTCAACTTTGCTGGTGCGATGGAAAAGCAGATGGCGACCTTTAACGGTGCCTTGAGCAACCTTGAGGATACTTGGTCGCAGACCCTCGCCGCGATCGGTGATGGTGGCCTTAACACGTCGGTTGCTCGCGTCATTACGATGATCTCAAACGGGATTTCAACGCTTACTCCGCTCTTGGTGGGCGTTGGCCGCGCAATGTCGGGCATCATCGATGGCGTGGCGTCGATCCTAAGCGGCGTCGGCGACATGTTCGGCGCGCTCAACACGGGCGGCGCGGGTAGCGTCACGATCCTTGAGAAGCTTACTTTAGGCTTCAACGCCATTGGGCAGGTTGCGCAGGTTCTTGGCGCGATCATCGGCGGCGTTTTCTCCGCCGTTGGCACCGCCGTAAGCGGCGCGGCTTCGATGCTGAGCAGCACCTTTGGTGGCGCGCTCGATTGGCTGGGCATCAAGTTTGACACGTCGGGCCGCGCTTGGTCGAACAGCATCTTTGGTATCCTTCGCGCGTCGAAGGCGGTTGCCATGTTGCTTCCCCAGATTTTCCAGATTGCCGTTAATGATTTGCTCGGCATGTTCTCGACGCTTGGGCAGGCGATCACCGCCTTGCTTAGCGGGCAGTGGGAACGCGCTAAGGAGTTGGCCTCGAAGCCGTTGTTCACCAACACGGGCCGCGCCATCAACGCGGTTAGCCGGGTTGCCGTCGCGACCTATCAGGATGAGGACGCAGCCGAGCGCGCTAAGAACCGGATGCTCGGGCGCACTGGCGCGAAGGATGGTGCCACTCTCGATCAGTTGGCGGGCGCAGCCCCGAAACCGGGTGCGGCGGATGCCGATGCGGACGCGGCCAAGAAAGCCGCTGAGCGTGCCAAGCGTGAAGCCGAATACTGGCAGGCGTTGAAGGATCAACTCGCGACGGCGGGGATGCTCACCAACCAAGCGGAAATCTACAACAAGCAGCTTGAGCTTCGTAAGATCGTGGAACGCGATCTTACGGAAGGCGACAAGTCGCGCGTTGCTACGGCGCTCGGCGAGATCAACACCGCGAAGGCCCTCACCTCGCTCAAGCAGCGCGCCTTTGAAGCTCAGAACGAATATACCGTTGAGCTTGGCCGCGCGAAGGGCCTTACGGATGCGCAAAAGAGCGTCGAGGATGAGCTTTTCAAGGCGCGCGTTGATGCGCTCAACAAGGGCGTCGATATCAACGCGACCGCTTACAAGCAGGAAGAGGACGCGCTTCGTAAGCAGCTTGAGAAGAACGCGGCGCTCAAAGACCAGAATGAGCTTCTAAAGAAGGCGCAGGATTTCGCGCTTAACATGAGCCGCGGCGCACGCGCTCAGGACGATCTAAAGAAGCTCAACGCTGAGTATCAGGCGTGGCGCGATGCCGTCGCCAAGGGCGATCTCGCCGACACCTTCGGCGGGCAGATCATCGCCGGGTATGAGAACGCCAAGCTCAAGATTCAGCAAGATGGCATTCGCGTGTTGCTCGAAATGTCGCCGACCCTTGGCCGCATCGCCGCCACCGATCGTGCGCAGGCCGATGCCAAGGAAGCGCGTGCGCAGCTTGCGGACCTCACCCTTTCGCCGGAAGCGCGCAAGCGTGCTGAGCAGGATATCGAGCGCACGCTGAGCACCGCGCTGGGCAAGATAGCGGCAGAAACCACGCGCGAATGGGTCGATCAGTTTGACGATCTCGCCGACTACTTCGGCGGGAAGCTCGGCAAGGTGCTCGGCAAGTTTGCGGATGGGTTCGACCGCATCGCGCAGATGATGAGCGAGCCGACCGGCCCCGCTGGGTTCCTCGCCAAGCTCCTGAACCGCGAAGCCGAGTATAAGGGCACGGCTCAGGGCTTCGGTATCGAGACGATCGGGCAGGAGCTAAAAGACCCGCTCAAGAGCCTCAGCACCGGCTTCGGCGACTTCAAGGCCATGTTCAGCGGCGACCTCGCTGCGGGCCTTGTGAAGGGCCTCACCAAGGTTCAGGCGGGCGCGCAGGTTGGCGGCATGGTCGCGGGCGTGGGCGATCTCTTGGGGCTCGGTAAGGGTTTCTCGACGGGTTCCCAGATCGGTGGCGCAGTGGGCGGCTTGTTCGGCCCTATCGGCTCGATCATCGGTTCGCTTGGTGGCGGGCTCATCGGTTCGTTGTTCGCCTCGAAGGCCAAGTTTGGAACCGCCAGCCTTACGGGCGCGGGCGATGCCGTGATCTCGGGCCGAGGCGCAGCCGCAACCACGGCGGCGACCGGCGCGGCGGGTTCGGTTCAGGAAGGGCTTGCGAAGCTGGCGGCTGAGCTTGGCGGCACCGTGGGCAGCTACTCGCTCGCCATCGGCAAGTATAAGGACAACTGGCGCGTTCGCGATGAGGCGTTCGACGGCAAGCTTAACTTCGGCGGCACCAGCGCGAACGGGCTTCACGACTTCGGCGACGATGAGGCGGCTGCTATCGCCTACGCGATCGAAAACGCCATCAAGGATGGCGCGATCAAGGGCCTCGACCCGCTGATTCAGAAGGCGCTTGGCGCGCTTGGTGCGGATTCCGCGATCCAGTTCGCTAAGGACTGGAAAGCGGCGATGGACGATTACAAGTCGCTTACCGATCCGATCACGGCGGCAATCGACGGCATCGTTGGCCCGCTCGATACGCTTCGCGAGACGATGGTTAAGGTTGGTGCTTCCACGGAAGACCTCACCAAGATTGATGATTATCGCACCATCAAGCTCAAGGCGGCGCTCAAGGAACAGCTTTCGAGCCTTACCGACTTCCTCGACCAGTTGAAGGGCGAAGGATCGGGCGTAACCAAGATGGATCAGCTTAGCGCCAAGATGGCGGAGTTTGACGACTACCGCACGCGCATTGCCAATGGCGATAGCTCGGTTGATCAGGCGGCTTTCACGGCGCTTGGGCAGTCAATCTTTAGCTTGGCTGGGGATATCTACGGAACCGCGACTTCGCAGTTTCAGGATATCCGCGCCATGCTCATGGGCACCACTCAGGGCCTCGCCGATAATGTCACCAAGGCGGTGAACACGGCGGCGGGCTTCGATGTGGGCAATGCCACTACTTCGATCGACAACACTACGGCGGCGATCCAAGCTCAGGCGGCAGCGCAGGCGGCTCACTATCAGCAGGTTGCGGCAAGCAACGCGCTACAGGAAAGCTACCTCAAGCAGATTGCGGCGAACACCAATGCGGGTGCCGCCGTAATCGGCAAGCGTATCGCCAATGATGACGTGGCATACAACGGGCGATACATGGGGCGAACCTACTAAATAAAGGATGGCACTCGACCCCGAACGCGCATCCCTTGTAAGTCAGCCTTACCGCTACGCGATCCTTGATGATGAGGATACGCTTGCGCTCTATCGTAACTCGAAGGCGATCGAGATCGCCACCAACCTCGACAAGGCTGGTGGCGAAGCTCTTGCGCGCGAAATCTTTGACGCATCCGGCGTTTCTACCCGCACCTTTTCGCTTACGATCGAGGGAGCGCTAAGCCTTGATGATTTCGTGGGTGGCCCGCCGCGCTATCGCTTGAAGTTCGACCGCAACCCGGCAGCGAACCCGGCGAAAACCTACACGGTGATTGCGGCGCGGTTTCGCCCCCTCTCCAACACCACCACACTTACGGTGCGCGGCTGATGCGTGCGTTGTTCGTCTCGCCCCTGCCCTTCGTTGGCACCACCGCCACCGGCATTGCCGCGCCGATCGCGGGCAGCGTCGATTTCCTCAACGACGATCGCCCCGGCCTTGTCTGGCGCGGTGCCACCAATGGCGCGGTTATGATCGATCTTGGCCCCGATCCCGTCGAGTATAATACCGTCGCGGTGATCGGCTCCAACCTACGCGCGAGCGATACGGTGCGGGTTCAGACGGGCTCAGCGCCCGACACCATGGACGGCTATGACAGCACGGCTAAATCGGCATGGCAGGGCAAAAAGCCCAAGCAGCTTACCGCTAAGTCGGTGCTCAAGCTCCCCGCCACGCGCGCCGAGCGCTTCGTAAAGATCACCTTCGCGGCACCGAACCACCCGAACGGCTATGTTCAGTTTCAGCGGCTTGTGATCGGCAAGGCGGTTTCGACCTACGGTATCGAGTTTGGTGCGAAGCTGAACTTCGAGGATCGCTCCGTAATCACCACCGGCCCCGGCTTCACCACCACCGACCGTTACGACGTGCTCCCAGCGTGGGATATCTCGACAACGGGTATCACGGATGAGGAATGGCGCGAGCAGTGGGCACCGCTCTTGCTCGAAGCCGGTTCAAGCGCGGGCATCCTGTTTGTTCGCGATGAGAAGGCCCCGGCGACGTGGCAGACGGATGCCGTTTTCGGGCGCATTAGCTCGAAAGCTTACGGTGAGGCCAAGGCTTACAACTGGTGGGTCTTCGCGGGAACGATCCTCGCGTTCGCCCCGTGAGCGAAAGCCGAAAACCGCATAAATATTGAAATGCGGAACCTACTCCTCGAAATCAGCGCCCTTGATCCCAACACTAAAGCTATCACCGTGCTTCGCATGGCGGCAGCGCACGCCAAAGCAGAAGGCATCTATCTCGACGGTGAGACTTGGCTTCCGGCCATCACCAGCGATCCCGAGATTGGGCTTGGCTATTGGGGCGAAGGTCGCGCTCAGGCGCTCACCGCCTCTTATGGGCAGATCAACTTTGAGTTGAGCCGTTCGCTCGGCAACACCGCTTGGCCTAAGCTCGATTTCGAAGGTGCGAGCGCCACCCTTTGGGTTGGCAACATGGGCGACCCCTTCGAAGCCTATCAGCAGTTTTGGACGGGCAACATTGGCCCGCTTGTTCAGGACTCCTCTCGCGAAGCGCATTTCTCGCTTCTGGGCGTTGAGGCGCAGCTTACGGGCTCGGCGCTCACCCGCGTTTATCAGGGCACCGGGGGCGTTGAAGGCCCCTCCACCATGCTGGGCAAGCTCAAGCCGATGGCGTTCGGCGCTTGCGTCAACGTCGCCCCGGTTTTGCTCGATCCGATCAAATGGGTGTATCAGGTGGACGCTTACCGAGCGTGCCCGATCAACGCGGTTTATTCGAGCGCCCTCACCCTTGGCGCTCCCAACGCCACCGTCGCGACCTACGCTGAGCTTGTCGCCCTCACCCTCACCCCCGGCCAATGGGCCGCGTGCCCCAATCTCGGCATGTTCCGCCTTGGTGGCGATCCGGGTTCCGCCAAGATCACCGCCGACGTTGGCACCGCCGACAGCGCGGCGAGCATCGCGCGTCGCTTGGTGAATCTGGCGGGCGTGCTCGACGCTCGGCTTGGCCCGAGCTTCACGACCGGCACGCGCGGCTATTCTCTGTATCTCACGGAAGACGCCACCATCGGCGATCTCGCGCGTGATGCCGCGTTCGCGGAAAGCCGCCTCCTCCTCACCGACAGCAAGGGCGTGCTCCACCTCGCCCCGATCGCGTCGAGCAAGGCTCCCGGCACGCTCGCAAGCGATGGCTCGGCGCTCCCGTTCGTCCGTAGCGACACGATTGTTCAGGAAGCCCCGGCTTCGCCCGCTTGGCGCGTGAAAATCGGGCATACGCCGGTTTGGAGCGTCCACAGCGCGAATGAGATCAGCCCCGCCGTCGCCACTCAGGGCGCGGACCTCACGGCGGCTATCGCGGCGGCTGAGGCGGCACGCGATCGAGCGGAAGCGGCGGAAGCGGCGGCAAAGCTGGCGAACGAACGCCTCGACGCTACCGTTGACGATGGCATTCTTGATCGAGCGGAAAAGCGCCAGTGGATCGCCGAGTTCGAAGCGGCGACGGCTGAGTTCGATGGCCTATTCGCTGAGGGACAGGCTCAGGGGGCCACGGCTGAGGCCAACGCCTACGCGAGCACCTTCACGACGCTGAGCGACTATCTCGCGACGCTAAACCCCGCGTTCGCCGACACCAGCGAGGATACGCCGATTGATGCCGCGACCTTCAAGGCGCGGTTCGTCAACTACTATGTCGCGCGCAAAAACCTCGACGTAGCGCTTGCTAAGAAGGCGGCTCAAACGGCGGGTTGGGACAAGGTGACCGGCCCCGGTAAGCCCGAGGATAACGCCACAGTTGGCGCACCTCCCGGCACCATCGTTGGCGATCGTCCGTCTGAGGACTTGGTGAAGGACGTTGACGACGCGAAGGACAACGCCAACGACATTCGCAAGCAGCTTCCCGCGCTGGTGCTCCCGATCCTCAAGGAACCGATCGACCAGATTTCAGCGCTCCACCTCGCCGGTAGCTCGGCTAACTTGAAAGCCACCAAGGCCCTTCATGAGAAGAACCATGTCGCGATCGAGGGTTTGCGCACTTACGTTGATGAAAACGGCGCGCTTGTCGCTGAGCGATTCACTCAGCTTACCAGTCGCGTTGGCGAAGCCGAAGAAACGATGGAAGCGGGTTTCCTCGAAATCAACCGCACCATCGCCGATAAGGAACAAGCGCTTTCGGAGTCGATCACCGACCAGATCGCCAACTATGGCGAAACCGTAACCGCCGCGCTTAACGAGGAACGGCGCGTTCGCTCGACGGAGGACGAAGCGCTCGCCGAGACGATCGAGCAGTTGGCGGCAACCGTGACGGAAGGTAATGAGACGCTTTCCGGGCAGATCAACGACGTGCGCCAGCTTGTCGTTGATACCGACACCGCGACCGGAACCCGCATCGATAACCTTGGGGTTAAGATCGATGATGAGGTATCCGAACGCGAAGCGGCTATTCAGACGGTAGAGAAGGCGATCGTTGACGCTACCGAAGCGCTTACCGAGCGCGTCGATACGATCAGCGCGAGCGTGGGCGGTATCGACGAAACGCTTGGCGAGATCAGCGGCACGATTCAGACGATCCAGCAGACGCAAGCAGACGAAAACGGCGCGCGCGCTGAGGAAATCCAGACGCTTCAATCCCGTCTCGATAATGTGAACGGCGCGACCTTCGAGCAGAAGTTTTCCACCTTTGCCGAGGCGGTTGATACCGTGAACGGTAAGGTCAACAACATCGGCGCGGAGTATACCGTTAAGCTTCAGACGGAAGTCAATGGGGTGAAGGTTTTCGGCGGCTTTGGGTTGGTAGCTCAGAACGGCATGGTTGATGCGGCATTTTCGGTTGATGCTTTCCGCATCTACGCGAGCGGCGGCACCAAGCAGGTCTTCTATGCGGATGCCGATGGCGTCTATATGCCCGATGTTCGCGTTGATCGCCTCAAGGCTGGCACGATCGACTTCGAGTTCATCAACCGCCAGTCGCTACAGAACCCGAGCGGTGGCTATCAGATTCTACCGGGTGGGTTTACGATCATGTGGGGCCAGTATCGCGGTATCATTAGCGATGAAATGTCGGTGAACATTACCTTCCCGCGCCCGTTCACCAATGCCCTAATGTCGGTTAGTGCCACGCCCTACATTGTTGGCAACAACAGCTTTAAGGACTTGTGGATTCAGGCCACCTCCAACCGCAGCAAGAACGGAGCCACGTTCTACACTCAGGCGGCGCGATCGGACGCGCAGAGCTTGGACGGCTTCGACTGGATGGCGTTTGGCTACTAAGCTTCGGTAAGCTCCCCGACGCATCGGCATAAATATAGGCAAATCCAGTAGGAGAGCCTTTTTCGATGGCGTTTGAGTTTGAAGCGAGCGGGACAGTAAGCGTAACCGAGGGCTCGGTTGCGGTAAGCGGTAACGGCACCAGTTGGGCAACCGGCTACCCCGGCGTTATCTTGATCATCGGAGGCTTGAGCTACCCGGTTGCTTCGATCGATGGGCGCGACCGTCTCACGCTTGTGCGCCCGTTCGATGGTCCGACCGCTTCCGGCGTCGAATACACGCTCGCCCCGGTTCAGCCGGAAAACTACGAGCTTTCGAAGAAGGTCAACGAAATCCTCGATATCGCGGGCGACCTTATCGACGCGACGGTTGGACCGGCAGGCCCGGAAGGCCCCCCCGGCCCGGAAGGTCCGAGGGGCAAGGATGGTGATGCGGGCTTCGGTTCGATCGTCAACTTCACCCAATACAGCGGCCAACCCGCTGGCGGTTCGGGCGTCTACATGATCGTTCCCGTGGCTGAAGGCGAACCGGGTATCACGCTCACGCAGACCGCGCAGGTGATCCTTCCCAAGGACAAGGCAAACGCTGGCATCGGGCTTTGGATCAAGAGCACGACCAGCGGCTATGCGATCACGCTTGGCCTATCGAACGCGCCCGTTCCTCAGCCCGACGTTCCGGGCGAGGAATTGGACCTCAGCGGCACCGGCACGATCTATATCCAGCCTAACACCGTCTATCCGCTCGGCATCTACCTCGCGGGCAGCACCGCCAACTTCACCGTCGCCGTCCCGAAAGGACTGCCCATCAGGATTGAGCGCAAGTCGATCGGCATCACGCCGACCTCAACCAAGTGGCAGGTGAACCCGGCAGACGATTTGATCCGCAACACCGGCAACGCGGTTGGTTCGGATGCCGTGATGGAAAAGAAGCTCGACACCCGTCCGGGTGCCGCATTCAGCACGCGCAACGGCCACCTTGTGATTGGGTATGGCGCTTATCTCGAATCCGCGCCGCTCGGCATCGACCTTCCGCAGACTGCCGACCCTGTTTTCAATCAGGTGCCGCCGTCGATCAAGCTCGGCTTCAAGGGCGTCTGCCCCGCTGGCGTTGAGAAGAGCGTGTTCGCAGTGGTGAGCCTCTACAACAACGGCAAGTATCAGCTTGGCCCGCACTGGAGCGGCGTGCTTTCCGTCGAGATCGAGGGCGGCAACGGTTCTCAGACGATCCTCGCCGATGAGTCACCACTCTACCAGCTTGGGTCCAACCACCTTTACGAAGCGGAGTATGTGGACGATCCCAGCGGCCCCGGTGGCACCGTCACCTTTTGGGTAGACGGGCAGCAGCTTGGCACACCCAAGCCGACCGAACGCAAGGTTCGCGTCGCCCCCGGCGCTCGCCTCGAAGTCAACGCATCGTCGGGCAACAGCGCGGCCACGGGCGGCGAACTCGAAATCGAGTATGTCAGCCTTGGCATTGGTCGCCCCGACGTTGTTTCGACCTACACCGACGTAGTGGACGGCGCGATTAGCGCCGCCGATCTTGAGGCGCTTGTTGTGGACGCACGCGGCTTGTCCGCTCAGCCCGCGAAGGTGCTCAGCTACACCGCGAACGGCACTCAGAAGTATGAGCTAAGCCTTGTCGTCGGCGAAATGGATATGCCCGCAGGGCGCGCTTACAAGGCCGTTCTTGAGGATTGGAGCACCGGCACGGGCGTTGCGCACCCCAATCACCTTGTGATGACGAAGCCGGGTGCGCAGAATTGCCGCTTCGAAGACCCGACCCTCTACAACTCTCAGCCCGCTTGGACTGAGGTTCTACCGCAAGGCGCGGTGCCATCGATCAATGGTATCAACTACTATTGCGAAGGCATCCGTATGGGCACTTACACGCAATTCCAGTTCATCTATGATTGGGATACCAGCGTCATGCCGAACAACCCCTTCGGTGATCCCGAGGGGCTGGATTCCTATATGGTTGCGCACAAGTGGCTCATCTACGACAAGGCGGGGACGCTCTTGGCGCGTATCGAGCAGCCGAACGGACAGCCGCTCAACAGCGCTGGCATGAAGGCGGTTTGGGAAGGCCAGTATGACGGGCGCGGCGTGGCGATGATCACGGACGATAACCCGCATTACAACTTTGGCACGACCCGCTCTTCGGTGATTTGGCGCTCGCATGATCCCGAGGCTTATTCTCAGCAGGATATCTATAACACGGTGCCGGTTTACGACATTCGGGTTCCGTTCGCGTGCCATACTTCGTTTTCCGTCAACGGCGGCGATATGCGCGTATATGGCAGCATCGGGCAGTCGAACGGCTTCGCCAACTGGCGGATCATGTCTTATGAGCCCACGACCTACGAAGGTATTCAGGCGCAGGTTGCGGCATCACAAGACCCGTGGAAGGGGCTGAACAACCTCATCGCGGCTACGCCGAATGCGGGCGTTTTCCTCAAGTATGCTCCGTTTAACCAGATGGGCCGCTCGCCGCTCACCGCCCCCGGTGGCGTGCGCGACGATCGCCAGATCATGCCGGAGCCGATTGCGCACTATGCCCGCGACGTAACCAGCACGCGCGCGATGGACGGGCTTTCGAACAAGCGCATCACGATCGACTATCTCACCGGCTACGCCTCCGATCCTTATTACGGGATGGAGAACGGACGTTGCGTGCCCGTCTACAAGGGCAACGCGCGCCGCAACGTCGGCTTGCGCCGCCACTACTACGGCTATGGCGAAGCCGCCCGTGCGGATAGCGCATCTTGGTATGGGCAGTCGGGCCGCGTTTATGAGTGGGCAGCGAGCAACAGCCCGCTACGGGTAAAAACCCCTACCTACGGCTTGACTCCGAACCGTCCCACTTACGGCACGAACAGCATCGATGCGGCGCACGCGCACCAGTTTCCGCACTGGGGTTCGATGCTCTTTAAGTCGCCTGAGTTTGCGATGCTGGGCCACAAGCTCAGCGATCAGACGCGCCTTTACGGCAACGTCATTCTGGCGACTTGGGACGATGCCAGCAACTACGCTCAACGCGAAATGGCTTGGAAGTTCGGCCATGCCGCGCTTTGCTGGAAAACCGCGTCACGCAATAGCCCGCGCCTCTACACTCAGGCGGAAATCCTCGATTGGGTAGTGTTCGACTTCGAGGCGTTTTATGATCAGCACTATGCGAGCAATCCGGGGTTCCTGAACCCGCCGACGAATGTTTTCACGAATGGCGCGGTTGACTTGAACAAGGTGATGTATGCTTCGGCGGCACGCTTCGGCATCGGTATGATGAACTATCTTGCCCCCGGTGATGGCTGCTACACCCATGACTTCATGGTTGGTTATTGGCTTCAGTGCCTTCACGTCGGCGAGCGCCTTGGCTTCAACCAAGCGCTTCGCGATGCTTCGCCCAAGGCTAAGGCGGTGATCGATTGGTTGCTCGCCTCGCATCGCAAGCGCGCGATCGGGCGCACCAACAACCCGTTGGTAAACTCGGCTCAGGACGTTGATTATATCACCCCCATTTGGACGATGGATCAGATGATTGCGGCGAATGGCGACGTTTCGAAGCTTCCGCAAAACTTCGCTGAGGTTGCTACCAAGCAGACGGTGAAGGCCCCGAGTTGGGATAGCTTCAAGCTACCGGACGGCACCGTTGGGAGCCGTGACGGACAAGCGATGGATCAGTTGCTTGCGGCTCCCGCGTTGCTCAAGGATATGGGCATGTCCGGTTCCGACCTTGAGCAGGCCATCACGCTCGCTGAGCAGCGCTTTCAGGAGCGCCTTACCAGCGAGACGGCTAAGGGGCCGCTCGAAGCGGGACAGACTTGGTATAAGTTTCACCAAGCTACCAACAACCGGCCTTATCGACCGGGGAGCTAAGCCCCCGCCTATAAGGCGGCTCAGCGGGGTGATCGTCCTAAATAAGGGATGATCACGCCCCTGAAATCCCGCTTGAAGGCGGTTGTCGCCTATCTCGGCGATGCCGCGCACCGCCGCTTTGTCGCAACGCTTGTCGCGCTCTTGGCTACGCACCTACTCGGCGAAGCGCTCGACGCCGACCGGGTGGCGCTCATTATCGAGATCGCCATTGGCGGGCTTGCGGGCAGTTGGAGCGCAACCACGCCCCAGATCGAGGGCGAGTAATGGTTGGCGGTGAGGCGGTGAAGGCGTCAGCGGACGTTATAAGCGGCGCAATCGCGGTGGCGACGCTGGCGAGTTGGTTGCCGCCGATCGCGGCAGTGTTCACGATCGCTTGGACGGCGATCCAGATTTTCAGTTGGATTGAAGCCCGCGTCACGCGGCCGCGTCAGTGATCCCCCACGGCGAACGAAACCGGCACGGCGAAGCGTCCAAGCTCGCGAATACCAAGTAGCTCCTCACCGCTGCTAACGATCCTACGGAGCGGGTATCGTTCAAAATGCTCCGCCGCCCGTCGCTCCACCGCATCCGCGACCTCTTCAATCGTCTCAAGCTCGGCAGCATCGGCCAATTGCTCAGGACGGTAGAAGGCACTCAGCGTGATCGGGCCGGTGGCTTCACGCTCAAGCCTAACCTCGATCGCGAATTGGTCCGCGTTTGCGGAGAGGAATTGGAGCTTCTGCCGCATGACACTCACAGCAGCGCTTTGACGAGCGCGCCCGCCCCGACGCCACCAGCGTAGCAGACGGCTACGAAGGCCATGAGCAGCATCGCCAAAGCCGCCAGAGCGAACCACGGGTGCCGCTTGGGCTCAAAAGCTACGACCGTGTTGTAGATCATTTCGGTGAGCTTCATGGACCTTCCTCCACCGGAAAAACAAAATCGGTGGTGGAGATCGTGGAGCATTCTTGAGCCCTCCGGGCTGTAGGACGCGAATAGGGATCGCAGGTCAAGAGGGGGGTGGCGGAACGCAACAGTGCCCCTCTGTGGGTTTGATCCCACCTGATCGGGATTATGGCGCGTTGAGCGCCCGAGCAATTTTTTTTGAACCTTGCAAGCCTCACCGGGGTTGAGGGGCGTTCCCGTTGTGTTCTAACTGGGCGCACGGAGATTCGGACGCCATGACCATCGAGCAAGACACCATCGCAGAGGCCCTTGCGACCGCACCGGGCTGGGCGAAGATCGGCCTCACGATGCCGCAGGAACGCCTTCGCGAGGACGCGCGGCGCGAGATGGCGCGGCACGTCTACAGCACCCTCTACAAGCCCGCTTCCGTAGACACGGCGCAACTTCCCCTTCCGCTGTGACGTGGTTCAAGGGATCAAGAGCCTAACTGAGCTTCTACACCAAGGCGGCTCCGTTCGAGCAGTTTGTCGGGAGTGCGGGCACGCAGCGCTATTCTCCCCCTATGAGTTGGGGAGCTACTTCCGCCAGCGCGGTTGGTCCGATTCATGGCCGCACTTCGCTAAGCGCCTCCGGTGCGAGTGCGGGGCGCGTGGCCCGGAAGTCCAATGGTTGGTTGGCGATCCTCCGCCACCCGAGCCAACGCCCCCTAAGCCGCGTTTCGTGAGATCGTCGTTGCCCCAAGGCAGCGCGCCGACCAGCTTAGACGAATGGCGCAAGCGACGCGCTGGTAAGGCGTTCTGAGCGATAACGGCGCTTGCGTTCGGCTGCTTGTTGATCGAGCTTGCCGGAAAGGGAGGGCACAATGCGCACATTCGTGATGTTGGCGGCGTTGTCATTGGCGGCATGTTCGAGTGCTGAACCGGTATTTGAGAACACAACCGCCGAAGCGCCGATCGTGAACGACTCTCCTCCTGTTGAGAACGGAACCGCCTTCGACGTTCCTGCCGATCCCAACGCCCGCTACAGCTTGCTTAGCGTGACACCGGGGCAGAACGGCCACATCATTGCCCTTACGCGACGCACTGGCACCTCCGGCACCAGCTATTCAAATCGTGAGATTGACTGTGACGCTCAGCTTGCTCGCTATGTCGGCGAGGGCGACACGCGCGAGGATGCCGAACGCCCCTCCCCCAACCCCGGCGACATGGCACCCTTGGTTGCAGGATCGAGCACCCACACTGCGGTTCAGGTGGCGTGCGCAAAACGCTAA